CCAACCGAAGAAGAACGGGAAATGGTTAGGAAGATGACGGCTGTTGGCATCCCGCAGGAAAGCGTCTGCCGGGTTGTTCGCACCGGTATTGATGACAAAACACTCCGCAAGCATTTCCGCCATGAATTAGATACAGCCAAGATACAGGCCGACGCAGTTGTTAGCGGGTCGCTGTTTAACAAAGCGGTCGGTGGAGATACGTCCGCTATTATCTGGTGGGAAAAAACACGCCAAAACCGTCGAGAGGCGGCAACGCTTGAGCATAGCGGCAGCATAGGTGTAGGATTATGGGGCAACAAGCCAGAGTAGGCGATGCCTCGGAGGTCTTTAACGACTTCCTGCGGCCTAGCCGATACAAAGCCCTGTACGGGGGCAGGGGGAGCGCCAAGAGCCACTTCTTCGCCGAAGCCATGATAGGCAATGCGGCTGATACGAAAGGCTTTAGGGCCGTCTGTATTCGTGAGGTCCAAAAGTCGTTGAAGGAAAGCGCCAAGCGCCTGCTTGAAGACAAGATTTACACAATGGGTTTCGCTGACAGCTTTCAGGTTATGAATGACCACATCAAATGCCCTGCTGGCGGGATTATTATCTTCCAAGGAATGCAGGACCACACAGCTGAGAGCATTAAGTCGCTTGAGGGCTTTAATATCAGTTGGGCCGAGGAGGCCGCCACGTTAAGCCAGAGAAGTTTAGAGCTTTTACGTCCAACGATACGGACGCCAGGGTCGGAGCTATGGTTTAGTTGGAACCCGCGCCATGCCAGCGACCCGGTTGATATGTTTTTTAGAGGGCTGAGACCACCAAAGAATGCAATCATCTCCAAGATAAACTATGACCAAAACAAATTCTTTCCGAATGAGCTTGATGAGGAACGCGCCCACGATAAGGCTGAAAACCCTGGTCGCTACGCTCATATCTGGCTTGGCGAATACGAACCTCAAGCGGTCGGCGCTATTTGGACAAGGCAGGTGATCCATGACAACAGACGAGCCGACTACCCCGACGATCTCGAACGTATACTGGTCGCCGTGGACCCGGCTGTCAGCGACACGGAACGCTCGGATGAGCATGGAATTGTGGTCGTCGGCCTTGACAGCAACGGGCACGGATACCTCCTTGAAGACGCCAGCCTCCACGGATCACCCCATCAATGGGCAACGAGAGCCGTAGCAATGTTTGACAAATGGGAGGCTGATAGTATCATTATTGAAAAGAATCAAGGCGGCGATATGTGTCGGCATACACTCCAAACCATTCGAAAATCTCTGCCCATTATTGAGGTACACGCCACCAGAGGCAAACATATCAGAGCTGAACCAATTTCGGCTTTGTACCCAATCGGGCGCATTTCGCACGTTGGCAGCTTCCCGGAGCTTGAAGACCAGCTTTGTCTATTCACCTCCAGCGGATGGGAGGGCGATGACGGCAAGTCACCGGATCGAGCCGAGGCAATGATCTGGGGATTTACTGAGCTGTTCCCAGCAATGACAACGGCACGAGGCCGCAGCAGGCCGTCAGCACACAATCACCAAGAGGGGGGATGGCTTGGTGTGTAGAACAACGGAGAACGGCTAAATGGCAAATGATAAAAACGACGGCGTAAGCGATCCGATCGTTCGAGATGCACTGGAGCAATTCGAGTACAGTGAGGAGGGGTCGGTCGAGAATCGAGAGGCTTATGAAGAAGATACAAAATTCTCTCGTGGGAGCGATCAGTGGCCCGCAGCAGTGAAAAAACAGCGCGTCCAAGAAGGGCGACCAGTTTTAATTATTAACAAGCTGCCAGCCCTGATCCGCTCTGTCGTGAACGAAAGCAAGCAAAATAAACCCGGCATTGTTGTTGCCCCGGTTGATAATGGAGCTGACCAGGATACTGCAGATGTTATTCAAGGCTTGACTCGTTCGATTGAGAGAAATAGTAATGCGCAAGTCGCCTACGGCACAGCTGTAGACCATGCTGTAACTGGCGGGTTCGGGTTCTTCCGGCTGGACATCGATTACGCACACCCTGAGACCTTTGAGTTGGAGGTCGGCATCAAACGCATTCCCAACGCTCTAAGCGTGCATTGGGACACGGCGTCGACCGAATTTGATGCCAGCGACTGGAGCTACGCCTTTATCAGCGACCATCTCGACAAAGAAGATTTTAAACGCGAGTACCCTGATGCTTCGATGGTGCCTTTTGACGGCAATACGATGAGTGATGCATCAGCCAAGTGGCTGGATGATGACCGCATTCGAGTATCTGAATATTTTAAACGTGTTGAAAAAGAGCGCAAGCTCATTCAGATCAAACAGAATAATCCAGAAACCGGCCAAGCTGATATCTTGACTGTACGCTGGGACCAGGTGCCGCAATTGGCGGCTGCGTTCTTTGAGGGTCAAGGTGTTCAGGATGTCAACCTTGAAGAAAAGGGTTTAGCTGAATCTTTCATCCAAGCTGCAAACATTACAATCGTCGGTGAACGTGAGGCTAAATATTTCGAAGTCATGCGGTACATGATTAATGGCGTGGAGGTGTTATCTGAAGAACTTTGGCCTGGGTCGACTATTCCGATTTGCCCGGTCTGGGGCGAAGAGTATTACATAGACGGCGTGCGCTGGTTCAAGTCGTTAATCCGTGATGCGAAAGACAGCCAAGCGATGCATAACTTCTGGCGGTCTGCAACGACTGAGCTTGTGGCGTTGGCGCCAAAGGCACCTTGGGTCGGGCCAAAGGGATTTATCCCAGCTGATGATGAAAATGAAACTAAATGGGCACATGCTAACAGCCGCAGTTATGCCTATCTTGAATATGAACCCTCGGCTGGAGCGCCACAGCGCCAAGCATTTGCTGGGGTGCCATCTGGAGCTATGAATGAAGCGGTCGCGGCCAATGAAGATATGCAATCGATCACTGGTATTTATCCGTCAGCTATAGGGGCACGCAGCAATGAGACGTCTGGCAAAGCAATCCTAGCTAGAGAGCGACAAGGAGATGTGTCTAATTTCCACTTCATTGATAATTTATCCCGTGCCATACAATATGCCGGGCGGTGCATCGTTGAAGTCATCCCATCCGTCTATTCAACTCGTGAAACTATCCGTATTCTCGGCGAGGACAACACTGAAAAAATCGTGCAGTTAACTCAAGAAAGCGGCGGCGTCAAAGGCCAGGATAAGCTCTACAATCTTTCTGTTGGCCGCTATGACGTTACTGTCAAAACCGGCCCATCGTTCAGCACACAGCGGGAGGAAACGCGAGAGACGCTGATCGAATTAATGCGTGCCGTTCCCGCTTCTGCACCGATCGTTGGTGATGCTCTACTTGAGCATATGGATTTTATCGGCAATGATAAGATCGCTAAACGGCTCAAGGCAATGCTGCCGCAAGAGATTAGGGCGCTTGAAGACGAAAAAATTACTGAAGCCGAGAACCCAGAGGCTGCAATGCTACAGGCCCAGCTCGATACAGGTATGAAAAAAATGCAGCAGATGCAACAGCAATGTCAAGCACTCGCCCAGGAACTTGAGCAGTTAAAGAAATCGAAGGCTGCTGATGCTGAGAGTAAGCAGCTCGACAATCAGACGAAGCGGATGGCACTTCAAGTGCAAATGAAAGAAGCCGAGGTGAAGATGGCCGAGCTTCAGCCAACCGATAACGTCTTGGCTGAAAAGCAGGCGCAACGTGAATATGAGCAGCATATATTGGACGACAAACAGAAGCATGAGGCGATCCAAAATGATGCTGACCGGCAAATCAAAGAGGACCAGGCCGCTGCCGCTTTGGCTGCTCAAGAAAACAAGCAGACGCATGAGGCAATCCAAGCAGACGCAAATCGTAAGATCGAGTTAGCCAAAGCCATATTCAGTAAGTCCGCAGCCGGTGGTGGTGATCTTGCAATGGAGGGTGCAGTAGACCAGGCGGCAATAATTGTAGCTGAGGGCTTATCCGGTGACGAGGCTCAATACCAACATGAACAAAGAGAGCGAGAAAAGGTTGAGGCGATGAGCCAGCTGGTTGAGAAACTCTCCGACACTATTGAATCAAACGTCAAATCATTAGCGCCTAAAAAGGTTATTCGAGATGGAAATAATATGATCGTCGGTCTTGAAACAATTACTGAAGAACTCAATTAATGTGGGGCGTCGGCAAATGGTCCACTGCCCATTGGGGAGTTGAGCCTGCGGTCATAATGGCGGCGGGGACTTCATGGAACCCTAATTGGGCGGCGGATTACGGGCCAGACGTCGATCGGGCGAAGAAGGCCAAAAAGAAAGAAGTGCAAGCAGCCTTAGGTGCGTTAGCAACAGCCGAGCTGCCGGAGCACTTTGAGGAGGCTCAAGAGAGTGTTGCCAAGCACCCTCTTGCCTCCGATCTTATGAAACACCAAGATGAGTTAATTCAGGTGATGACCGCATATTATGCCTGGAAACGTCGTATGAAAGATGAAGATGATATTGCAGCTTTATTACTGTTAATTTAGGATAGGTAAATGGGTATACTTTCTGATGAATTATCACGCGGAGATATTACAGGGTATATCACCCGAAATCCCGCTTCCGCCGTTGCTTCAGTAGCTGCGATACCTATGACTATGGGCTATAGTTTGATTGGTTCCGGTATTGGTCGTGGAATTGATAGCTATAATCAATCAGTTTTTGCTGATAACGCTTTGCAGGCTGCTGGCATTCATGCAACGGGGCCGCGAGGGCAGGATCGCACTACATCCGCCTGGGCAGATTTTTTCGGTCGCGATGCCCGTGACCAGAAAAATGATATAATTGAAGAAGTTAAGCAAGAGATTGCAGATGCAAAAACGTGGAATCCCGACACTGCAACAAGTTCCACAAATACTTCAAATAATACTTTTTATACTACTATGTCGCCGGTAACTTCGACAGACTTAAACCCTCCGGGATGGACAGGCACACTGACTAATAGTGACATTGCAGCACAAGAGCCGTTTACACAGGAAGCCAGTTCGTTAACGCCATCAATGGCGGTCACTTCTTTATCTCAACCAGCTGGCCCAGAGACCGGACGGTTCGCCGGGCCTCAGTATCAAGGCACTGTGTCATACCCAAATGCTGTGCCTGGATTACCTGGTATGCCAGTTACAACTTATGACAACCGTGTCGCTTTGCCTGGCGCGACTAATCTGACTCCAGGTGCGATAGATGATTTGATTGCGTCTGATTGGTTGGCGAGTACCCTGCTGGGTGGTGAATCACAATGGACCGATTATGGCCCATCAGTGGGTGACGGCTCTTCTGGTGCGGGTGACTCACAAGGCGGTGGAAGTGGCATCGGTTCTGGTTCATTTGATGATGGTGGTCAGGATGCTAGTGGTTATGGCGGTTTCGGATTTTAATTTAAAGATTGGTAATCACTGATGCCTACTAATTCACAAAGTTTAACACCTAGCCGACCAGCGCCTCAATCCATTAGGGCACGGCAGCTCGACGCTTATGGCGTGCCATTAACTCGTCTGAGCTTGCCTAATCCGGTCGAACTACTGGTGAAGTGGATCGCCGAAGACCCTGTGAAAAACGCTAAGACGGTGGCCGAAATCGTCGTCGGCCCCTACGGTGCTTATGAGGATGCTGGCCGCGCCCGTAAGAGCTTCAGCAAGGGGAATTATGGTGAGGCTGCCTTTGATGCTACTATGGTGGGCTTGGGCGCGTTGCCATTTGGTGGTGCGATGGTAAAAGCTGTTAAGGGGGCACGAAAAGCCGGGCCGGTATATCGTAGCCGGTTGGCTTCCGCGCTCGAAGATATGCCGATGGATAAAATGTCAGGGCAACAAGCGGCGTCTCATTTTAAGAAGTACCCAGGCGGCGTCGGCGCTGACGAACTGGAATATACGGGCGTTGCTGGTTTGCTTAATCAGCCAAAATTAACACGCCAACAACTCTTGGATCAGTATAATACCAATCCATTGGAGATTAATGACGTTGTTAGGGCCGATGAGATAGCCGGTTATGGAGTTACACAAAATATAGATGATCTCCGACGGCGTTACGAAATGATGACCGGACCCAAACCTGCGAACCAACATCTTCTCCCGCCGTCTCAAAGAAGAAATATTGCCTGGACGCCTGAGAAGGTGCAAGCGGAGTTGGCTCGCATTAATGCAATGGAAAGGGCTAATATTACCGGCCCCACAAAATTCGGCCCTGGCAGTGAGTACAACGCCACCCTCCCCGGCGGCAAGGATTACCAAGAGATGTTGCTGACTTTGCCGGACCAGGGGCGCATAAAATACACAAAGGAAAATGTAATACCTATAAAGAGTAAGATTGATTGGCCGGGAGCCACTGACACGGAAAGATTTTGGTACTTCAAGACGCCCGATAATGTGCTGCAAATACCCAAGTCAAAAGCACCCACTGAGCGTTCTGCTATGCGATATGTTTTATCAGAAAAGCAGCCAGAACTACCCGCCGGGAAAAATTATACTCAGGGGCATTATAGCGAACACCCAAACGTCCTAGCCCACGGCAGATATAACACCCGCAACATAGACGGCGACAAGACGTTGTTTGTTGAGGAAATCCAATCCGATTGGCACCAGAAAGCCCGTGAAATTAGAACAACCGAAGTTAAGCGCATTGCAAAAGACCGAGGAATTACAAAGGAAGAGGCATCTAAATTAGTGCCTTCAAATTATGGGTATAAACAAGCGGTTCCCCCTACTACACCAGAAATAGATGCTAAATTGGAACGCTATCACGATTTAGAGGCTATCGGGAACCAGATGGCATCTAATACACCAAAAGAGTTGACTGATGAATGGCGTGTTCTTAAAGAGGAGTTACAGCCTTGGCTACAATCTCAAATTAGTCGCGTCCCCGACGCCCCCTATAAATCGACTGACAAGTGGCAAGACCTAACCTTCCGCCGGATGGTCAAGCAAGCTGTTGACAGCGGCCATGACCGTATTGCCTGGACGCCTGGGAAGGTGCAAGCGGAGCGGTATGATCTGAGTAAGCATATGGATACAGTACGAGTTGAGAAACTGAGGGGCGGTGGGAAAGCAGGGCAATATTATGTAACCGGGACAAAAGACGGGCGCGGCGTTGGTTTGGAAAAAGTAGTCCCAGAGAATGAGTTGTCAGAGCTAATTGGTAAAGATTTAGCAGAAAAAGCTATTAAAGATGCGCCTCAGTATCCTGACGGTAGGGATTACTCCGGCCTCGACCTCCAAGTCGGTGGCGAAGGCATGAAAGAATTTTATGACAAAATCCTGGTTAAAAACGCCAATAAATTTGGTAAGAAATATGGCGCGAAGGTTGAGGTGAAGAACTTGAACACGGGCAGCGCTACTTCTGACGATATTCTAACTGCCCAGAATGATAGCAATACATATTTCCAATTTAAAGATTGGATTGAAAATAAAGGACTGGATTTTGAAGATGAAGCTGTCGCTTACAGTGATGACTTGTGGGGTGAATTTCTTAGTGGCGGAAAACCAGCGCAGGTCTGGTCCCTCAAAATCACCGACAAGATGAAAAAAGACATATTAAAAGGTGGCGTTGCCCTAAGCGGAACCGGCGTCGCGGCATCATCGCTGTTAGCCGGTCAAGAGGATTATTACTAATATAAGAAACTGGACGAAGATTGACTAAATTATGTACTAATTCTATCAATTGTGATAGGATTTCAACTCTAGCAGGAGATTATTATGTCTGATACCGCAATAAGCACCAATAGTGGTGAAGTTGCCCCCCAAGAAGACGCAGTTGCAAGTAACGCTTTTGAGGCTCAAGAAGTGAGCGTCGTTAGTGCCAAAGAGGCCGCCGAATATCTTGAGGATAATGAAACCCTAGCTTCCGATCAGAAGGCTCCTGAAGCCG